GGGCGGTGGTGCGGGGGGGTGTCTTGTCGGCCATGCGTTTCCTCGTGGGGAGGCCGCAAAGAAAAGCGGCGTGCCAACCGAGATTGGCACGCCACTTAGGGGGTCACAACAACCCCGACTGCGCTCAGGCGGGGGCGCCGGTGCGGATGCGCACGCCGTGGGCGTCCGCGACCTCGACGGCGACGTACTCGAGGCTCACCACGAGGATGGAGCCTCGGGCCTCGGCGCTGGGCTCGATGCGGACCTTGAGGCCGCCGTTGCGCACGAAGCCCACGCCGCCGAGCTGCCCCTCATCGGGACGGCCGGAACCGATCGCGATGAGGGCGCCGTTGACGTTGGCGTTGGTGTCGCTCAGCACGCGAAGGCTGTGCGAGTACTCATAGAGGGGACGGCCCATGAACGTGCCCTGGAGGCCATTCACGGAGAGGCTCCGACCGTTCATGAAACTCGCGTCAGCCTGGCCGAACCAGACACCGCCGCCGAGGCCGCCGCCGGTGAGGGCGACGTCGCGGCGGAGTTCCGTGGCTTGGTTTGGCGTGAGCAGCCACGCGTTGTTCGAGTTGTTCCCTTCGAGCGTGGCGAAGGTGTAGATGGCGGTGAAGGCGTCGTCGGCGGTGAAGTCCGCGCCGCTGGTGCCGACCGAGGACGAGAAGCCGGTGAGCTTCGCGAGACCGTCGGCCTCCTTCTTCTCGATGCACATGCCAGCCAGCCGGTTCAGGTGGGGCATGAACATCGCCATCTGCTGATCGAAGGTGCCACGCTGAACGAGGTCGGTGACCCCGGCCATGCCGGGGTAGGCGACCTCGACAGAGCGGTCGGTGACGGTCGCGCGGACCAGCGCGCCCTCGACGGGCGTGCCCTGGATCGCGGAGCCGTAGCCGAGTTCGGTGTTGGTCGTGATCGCCGTGCCCTCGGTGCCAGCGGAGGCCGCGCCGAGGTCGGAGAGCACGGGGTACTGCCGGGTGCTGGTGGGCTCACCGGCGATGTCGTCGTCGTTGCACAGCGGGGTGAAGACGATCTTGGCGAGGTTGGCGGGGAGAGCGCGACGGCTCAGCATGTAGCTGAGTTTGTTCGTCGCGACGGTGGTGGAGGTGGTTTCAGCGGCCATGGTGTCGATCCGTGGGCCCGGTCAGGGGCGAATGCGAGTCAGAGCCCCACGAGTTCGCGGAGGCTCTTGGCCACGCCCGCCGACGGCTTGCGGCCGAGGGCGTTGAAGGCGGCGGGGTCGGACTTCTCGAGGGCCTGGAGGGCCTCGACGTCCATCGACTCGATGTTGACGACGGAGGGGGTGGACGGGGGGGTGCCGCCGGCAGGAGCGGGGGCGGCGGGGGTCTTGGGTGCAGCGGGCGCAGGCTCGGAGGGCTTCGCCAGCATCGGCTTGACCTCGGCGAGGACCTGCTTCTTGGCCTCGACGGTGGGGAGCACGTCGTAGGTGGCCTTGAGCCCCGGCGGCAGGTCGCTGGCCTGCTTGTCGAGGTTCTCGGCGGCGCCTTTCCGCCAGGCGCGCTGGGCCTCGGCGTCGGGCTTGAGCGCTTCGAGGTCGGCGGCAAGCTGCGCGCGCACGGCCTCGGTCTCTGCCAGCTTCTCCTCGAGGGACGCGGCAACGCTGGCGTGGTCGCCGGCCTTGCGTGCTTCGGCTTCTCGGGCATCCCGCTCGGCCTTCGTCTCTTGTCGGCGCTTGGCGTTCTCATCCTTGAGCTTCGCGATGGTGGCTTCCATCTCGTCGATCTTGGCGAGCTTGGCCGCGACGTCGGCGGGGAGAGCCGGTGGAGTCGCGGGGGTCGGCGGCGTCGCAGGCGTGCCAGCATTGGCGGTCGCGGCGTCGGGCGCGGTCGTGGTGGTGGTCGCGGGGGCCGGGGCTGCCGGCGTCTGCTGTCCTTGGGGGTCCATGCCCTTGCTCCTTGATGTGGTCGAACCATGTCGACTCACCAAGAATGGCCGCAGAGCGAGCGGGAACGGCTCAGCGCTTGAGGAAACGGCCGGCGGCGTCGCGGAGACGGGGAAAGCTGCCCTTGCGCGTGCTGCGGCGACTGGGGGCCCTCTCGCCTGTGAGTGCTTCGGCCACCCGGTCCTGTCCTTTGCGGGACAAGCCGAACCACGGGCGCAGCGCCTGAAGGAAGGCAGCGATGTTGTTGCGATTGCCGCCGCCGTCGACACCGAAGGTCATGGTGACGCGAGTCGGCACGCCGTTCTCGTCGCGGGCGTCGACGCTACGGTCGATCTCCTTCACTTGCGACAGCATCAGCCCGGTCACACGATGGTCGACCTTGGTATCCTCGCCCATGCGTTCGAGCTTGCGTTTGTAGCTCTTCGAGTAGTCGCGCATCTTGCCGTCGTCGAGGCCGATGCCGTCGTCCATCCGATTGATGATGTCACCAACGATGGCGGGAGACATGACGTCGGCGGCGTCGTTCGCATCGAACACCACCTCATTGCTGATCTTGATCGTCACGTTGCTCATGCGGCCCACCTCCGCACGGCGCCACCGATAGCCCAGCCGCGCCGCTGCACTTCAAAGATGGTGATCGGCGCCCATTGATGCCGGCACCTGTACCCGCCGCACGTCTCGCGCACGGGGATGCCCTGCCCGTTGTCCATCTGCGCGATCGCGCCCTCGGTGTAGACCCGGATGCCGGTGAGGATGTGGCGGCAGAAGGGGCGAGTCTTGCGGTCCAGTGGGCCGACGTAGCGAAGCAGGAAACGGTCCTCGCCCACCAATGCGTTGGCCCTCGATGTCCCGTCCATGATCATGGCGCGTCCCACGCTGATGATCGCGGTGTCGACGACGGCGCGCGTACGATTGAAGGCGACATCGGCGCGAAGCGAGACCAGCTTGACGAGATCGTCGAGGGGGATGCCCGTGGTGGTGCCCACGTTGATGGCAATGCGGATCTCGCCCTGTGCGATGGTGAACAGGCGGGCGATGTCGGCGATGCGTGGGCCTGCAACGCGCTCGATGGCCGAGTCGGGCCGAGGCATGAAGGCGGGGTCGAAGAGGGGGTCATCCCGCCGAAGGAAGACAGCGAGTGCGGCCGCAGCCTCTCGGGCAGCGTCGGCGGCGGCGCGCTCAGCCAGCGTGACCACGGCGCGGGAGCCACGGATCTCCATCGTCGACAGCACCGACGCTCGGACCGCCGCGAGATTGCGCAACTCCGCCCTCGCGGCGATTGCCCCGGTGTCCGTCGTGGGGATGCGTTGCAGCACGCGGACGATGTCGCGCACGACAAGGCGCCGCAGGACCTCGAGGTCGAGCAGCGCCCTGTCTGCGACCCTGTCGGCCGCTGCGATGATCTCCGTCGCGATGGCCATCAGGCACCGTCGCTGTCGTCAGATGGAGGTTCCTGTGTCGTCCGCTCTGGCGGTGAGGCGTCGACAGCGAAGGCGGTGGCCATGCGCGCGGCCTTGGCGGCGTCGATGGTGGCGATCTCCTGCCGGGCTTCCTCCTCGCTCGGGTAGTAGTCGGCCTCCGTGGCGGCGCGCTCCTTGGTGATCCACCCGGCGTCCACGGCGCCCGAGAGGCGGTCCTGGCGCTCCTGCTTCGTCTCGAAGTCGGGCGGGTCGGGGTAGGCGACGCGGAAGCCGCCGGCCGCGACGTCGCCGATGCTCTTGCCACGCCAGTGGTCGTGGACCTCGACGAGGCCGGGCAGGAACTCCTCCTCCTCGAAGGGGCGCAGCTGATTCTTGTCCTCGCGGCGGGCCTTCTCGGCGGGGAGGTTCTTGATCTTGAGGGCCACCCCGCTCTCGACGCCGGCGTCGCCGGTGAAGCTGCCGGGGCGCTGACGTTCGGTGAGGGCGAGGTTGTCCAAGAGGGCCGCGTTGCTCGCACGCATGCCGGCGAGGTCGCTCGTTTGCGTGAGGCTGTCGAGGTTCTCGCCTTTGCGGATCGTCACCTTGATGCCGGGGCCGGCTGGCGTGCTCTTCGCCGTCGGGTCGTCTGTCTCGTGGACGAGGATGGGTGCCGCCGTCATGTCGATCGTGAACGCCTCCGACATGAGCGAGGCGTTGATGGTGTTGCTCAGGTTCTTCAGGTTGCCGCCGCCCGACATGAATGGGCGCCCGCTGGGCCGGCCCTTGTGACAGGCGAAGAAGGGTAGCGTGCGCAGCGGGTAGGGCTTCTCCTTCGTCCAGAGCGGGGTGACGCTCACGTCCCGATGCGTGCGGTTGTCGACGATGCTCTCGGTGACGACGACGAGGTCCGCCAACCAAGGGCCGAAGCCCACGATCATCCCGCGATCGTCGAGGACCCTGTCGCGGCGCCAGTCCATCCACGACTTCTGTCCGCTGCCGACGGCGTCGCCGGTGCGCATGAGCAAGCGAAGGCACGCCTGAAGGTTGCTTGGTGCGTGAGGGTGCGGGATGACGAGGATGTCCTGCGGCCAAAGCACGTCGACGACGGTGCGGGGAGGCTTGCCGCTGACCATGGCGCCGACGCTGTCGCTGTGGACGTAGAGGATCGCGCTCTTGGCGAGGTACCGCACACGATCGAACTCGGGCATGACGATGTCGAGCTGCGACTCGGCGACGAGGTCACGGAAGTCCTTCGTCGCTGCCGGGTCCTCGATGGCGTCGCCGGCAGCGTCGAGCATTTCCCGCGTCGGCGTCTCGTCGTAGACGGTCGAACCCTTGAAGGCGACCATGCCCACCCACGCGAAGGGCGTGCGGGGCATGCGGTGGCCGGTCATCGGGAATCGCTGACGGGCAGACGCGAGGAGCAGGGGATCGATGTCCCCCTCGTACTGCTGGCGCGTCTCGTCCAGGTCACTCACCCACTTCGGCGTCCGGTACTGGGCGGCGCGGGCCAGCACCACGTCCAAGAGGCCCGTGGTGGTGATTTGGGGTTCGACGACGGCGCGGGCGCGGGGGAGGGTGGAGATGTCGGCCATGGCCCAGCGTAGCGGGCTACAGATAGGACGACGGCGCTGGCCGATTGCCTCTTGGCAGTGTCGAGCGCCACTCGTAGTGGCCCCAGACGAGGTACCCGAGGGCGTCCGGCATACCCGACATGTCTTCGGCCCCTCGGCCCTTCTGAGGGCGCCTGTCGAGCCCCCACGCCTGACCTTCGAGCGAGGAGGTGAGTTCGCTGCACTTCTGGGTGTCCACCACGCAGGTCTCGGATCGGAACATCGCCTCAAGACTGTGGACGCGGTCGACGATCGGCGGGTTGCTCGATGCCGGCACCACGTTGAAGCCGGCGCCACGGAGGATCTGAAGGTCCGACTCGTTGGCGCTGGTCTCGCGACGTTTGCCGGCGGCGTCGGTGTAGACGCGGACCCGCCCGATCACCTCCTCGACGGGCATGCGCGGGTCCTCTCGGTGACAGATTTCCTTGAGCCTCTCGATGAGGGCGTCGGTCTGGCGGTAGGTGTTGGTGTTGGTGCCCACCACCTCGTCGACGACGTAGAGACGGGCGCCGCGCTTCACGCAGATCACCCATGTCATCTTGTCGACGTTGAAGTCGCACCCGACGCACATCTCGCCGTCGAGGAGGCGGTCGAGTCGAGCGTGGTGGGTCTCGCGCCGGAACGCCTTGTAGACGCGGCCGCTCTTGAGGTTGACGAATCTTCCGTTGATGTAGGCGTCGACCTCTTCCTCGCTCAGCGTCGACAAGAGGTTGCGGACGTATTCCTCGCTCTGGAATGGGTTGTCCGTCGTCTTCGCTCGACAGACGCGCATCCCCTTCGGCGGCTTCTTCTCGCACACCTCGTAAAACCAGTTGAAGCCCTCCGGTGTGCCGCCGAGCATCACCTGCTTGAGCCTCGACTTCGGGTGCCGCACACGCTGCACGGCGCGCGTGAAGATGGACCTGTGCTGTTGGCCGGGTTCGTCGATGGCGGCGGCGGCGGCCTCGAAGCCCACGAGGTCGGCGGGGTTGCGTCCTGAGCGCATCCAAATCTGGAAGGCGTCGTGGCGCCCGACGCCGACGGTCAGGACCTTCTTGCGGTGGTGCCAGTGCGCGGCGATCCCCACCGACTCGAGGACCTCCTCGAAGACGGGGATCGCCACCGACTCGATGAGGCCGTAGGTTGGCTCGATGAAGAGGAATGGGTGCGGCGCGTTGAGTGAGCCGACGACGAGGGACTTGTAGACGAGGGCCTTCGTCTTTCCGCTGCCCATGCCGCCTACGAGGGAGATGAATGGCGACGTCAGGTCCGACACGAAATCAGCCTGCCCCCCCGGGATGAGGGGCAGGCTGCGTTGGATGTCGGAGGCGACGGACACGACTCAGTCTAGCGACCGGCGACGACGACGACGGTCATGCTTCGCCGTCTTCACCGGCGGCAAAGGCGCGGACCCTGCCCCGCCAAAACGGCTCATTGACGATCATCCCCGCGCTGAGCATCCAGTTGACGATGCCCTCTTTGACCGTGTCGGGATCGAGCTTGCGCGAGAACAGCGGCTGGTTCGTCTGCGCGTGGATCTTGTAGATGACCTTCGCCTCCGACTCGCCCGGGTTCTGCGCAGCCCACACCTCGAAGGCGTGCGCGCGCCATGTGCGGTCGTGGCGGACCAGGGTGGCCATGCATGGGGCGCAATAGTGGCTCGCGTGGGTGCCGACGACGACAGGGCGGGGACAGTGCATGCACGTCGTCCATCCGTCGACGACGACCTTCGACAAGGCCACGCGGATGCGCAGGGGGCTGGACCGGCGGATGCGGCGGGCGAGGCCGAACGCTTCGAGGTCCCGCAAGGTGGAACGCAAGGCAGCGGTGGGGTCGCCCGGCCTCGATGACAGCCCGAGGACGTCGCGGAGATCTTCCGCGAGCACGCACCCTTCATCGTCCATCAGGACCAGCATCCACCCGAGGACGCCGCGCGCGCGATTCGACAGGTTGACGGGCAGCTTCACGGTGCCGCCGACGTCGTCGTCAACATGGGGCACGGGACGGTTCGCCAGATGAAGCAACGCCCGCAGATGGCGGGTGGTGGCGAGGCGAGTCCTCTCTTCGCGGGTCAGTTCTTGCGCTCCCATCGAATGGTGCCCTCCTCGTCGACGTAGACGTTGATGCCCGAGTAGTCGAAGCCCTGACGGTTGCTCTCGATGAACTGCTGATTCCATCGTGTGCGCTCGATGCGGCGACGACGACGGAGAAGGGCCACCGCCGCCAGACCCACGAGGGACCCGGCGGCGATGGCCACGGCGACGATGACGACGACGTCAGCGATCACAGGACCTCCTTGATGGCGCGGACGGCGATGTCTCGCGCGACCATGTTCTCGCTTCTTTCGATACGAAGCTCGTCAACGCTGGCGTGCAGGTCGATGGCCTCGACTCGCTGCCCTTTGGGGACGCGAAAGGAGACGCCGACGGTGTCCGCGCGACGATGCGGCGGCCCCATTCCAAAGGGTTCGAGCGCCGTGGAGACAAAGCGAAGAAAGCGCTCCGACGGGGAGCGCATCGAAAGAGCCTTCACATTGACGGCGGTGCCGACGCGGCGGAGTTCAGACTTGGCGGCGCGCAACCTGGCCTCCGCAGTCGAGATGCGCTCCATTGGGTCAAGGTCATCGGAGCCCTCTTCGCATCGCAGTTGCAACTCGGCGATGCGAACCTGAGCCCGCGCAAGCCGGAGGGTGATCTCGTCGACAAGGTCGCTCGACGTCTGCGTGATGTGGGATTCGAGTCCGCTCACCGCGCACGCTCAAGGTAGCGAGGGAAGCGGTAGGCGTCGACGAGGGTGACCTGCGGGTGCTGGGCTTGCCCGACGACGGCAACACTGGGGAAGTGGTGCGCCTTCCGTCCGCCCATGAAGTGCGCCATCGGGATCATCGTGCGCTTGCGGAAGGTGGCGCCGTCGACGGTGGTGCCGGAGGCCTGCGCGTGACGGATGATGGTGACGCCGTCAGCGGTCTCGTAGGCGCCGGTGCCATCTCGGTTGGTGCGGTTGCGGATCAGGCGGTGGGGCTGGCTCATGTTCGGACTCCTGTGGTCGGTGGAGCCTTAAGCCTGCCTCCTGCCTGCGCTGCTGTCCAGCGCCGGCATAACCGCGAACCGGCTACTTTAAGCCGGGGCCTACTCGGACTTCGGCGCGGCCCGATAGGTGCGTTGGCCGCTGGTCCCTCGGCTCGACGAGACCACAAGGACATGACCGTCGCGGACGAGGCGGGTCATCCGCACGGCGATCGTGTTCGGCCGGAGCCCGAGGCGCGCGGCGAGTTGTTCGGTGGTGAGGTCGGCTTTGCGGAGGCGTTCGAGGATTGCGAGGTCACGGGCGTCCATTGTTCAGTCCTTGGTCGATGAAGGTGGCGGCCGCGCCGGTGGCGGCGTTGACGAGGGAGATCTGTCGGCGTGGGCACCAAGATCGGTGAGGCGCGTACCCTCGTCCGTTCTCGCGGCCCGTGAGTCCGAGCGGGTGCCACATGCATCGGTGCATGTCGAATGCGACAGCGCGCGTGTTGCCGCCGCAGATGCAGCATTCGCCCCACGGCCCCCGCGAGAAGAGCGAGGACCGGGCGTTGGCTATATGGGCGGCGTTGACCGCGTCCATCTGGGCCACCTCCCGCCGGATGAAGTCGAGGTCCCTCATGCTCACCACGAGGGATGGGCCTCGGACCATCTCGCCGGTGGGCGTTGGCTCTCGTGATGGGAACGTGCGGAGGCGCCGGACTGCTTGAGCGGCTTCGAGCGGCGTGTCGATGGCGCCCGCGAGCACATTCACCGGCGGAGGTCGTCGACGTCGTCGCTCATCCGGCGGGAGCACGCTGCCCCGCTTGATCTTCTTCATGGCGCCGCCGTCAAGGCGGTGATGGCCCGATCGGCGAGCCACACTGTGGAGGCGACGAGGGTGAGGCCGCCGAGCGCAGCCAAGAGGCGCGTGCGGGGTGAGAACTCGGGCGACATCGCCACCTCGACGTAGGTGGCGGCCGCTCCGATGAAGTCGGCATACCCGAGGATGAAGCAGGCGGCGGCGATGGAGATGAGGGCCTCGGTCATGGGCTCACCGCGTTGGCCACGAGGGCCACGAGGAAGGCGAGGGCGAGGATCCACCCGATGAAGGCGACGACGCGGGCACGGGCGGCCTGCTCTTCCGCCCTCAACGCCCGGGCCTCGGCGGCCCACAGGCGCTCGATGTCGCGGGAGCGGTCGGCGATGCGGCTCTGGTGGGCGGCGTCGAGGACTTCGAGCGCGTCGGCGGCAGCGAGGATGAGCGCGCTGTCGTATGGCAGGTCATCCTGCACCGCCTCGTCGCACTCTCTGTCGAGGTCACGCAGGCGGGCGGCGAGGGTCTGGGCAACGGTCGTCATGGCAGCTCTCCCGTCATCAGGTAGTGGATGGCTTGGGTGTCGTCGAGGTGGGCGACAGGGCCTGACCATGTGACCCACGCGGTGCAGTTCCTGAAGACAGCCCGACCTCTTGCCGCCATGTATGCGACCCCGAGTTGGCTGAAGTATGTCATCACCATCACTCACCTGCTTTCGCGTTGCGGAGGGCGGCTTGGACGGCGAGCAGGGCGCCGCGAGGCAGGCTCTTGTCCGCCCGCATGTACGCCTCGGCCTTCTCCAGCGCCGCCTTCATCTCGTCGAAGGCGTTGACACGGTGGACGATCATCTCAGCCCTGACATCGTCGACCATGCCTGCGACCAGCACGCCGTCGGTGTTGAAGTCGTCGACATCGATGATGTCCAGCAGGCCTGAATAGTCGGTCTCCACGGTTTTGAGCCGCATCACTCCACCTCGGGCAGGTCGTAGTCGACACAGGCGGCGTTGATCTCTTCGGCGGAGGAGAACACGCCGACGTAGCAGGCGCGACAGAACGTGGCCTCATCGGCGGGGACCTTCACGGGCCCGTCGACGAAGAAGACGCGCGTGGTGCATTCGCCGTCGTCGTCGAGTTCAGCGCCCTCCTCGCAGGGCCGGAAGACAACGGGGCTCTCGGGCACGCCGGTGGCGTAGCAGACGCCCTTGATGGCGTCGGTGGGCGTGTCGAGGGTGGTCTCGTCGCCACAGGCAGCGGCGAACAGGGCGAGGGCGAAGAGGAAGAAGGCGGGGGTGCGTTTCATGGCTGAACTCTCCAAGGTGGTGGCGGTGGTGACGACAACGCCCGCAGAATCGCGGGCGCCACCGTGAGGCTGGGCCTCGCGTCAAGTGGCCTCAGCATCGCGCTGGCGGTCGGCGGGGTCAATCCCAGCCGAAGCAGCCGCAGTAGTAGCGATCGTGCGCCTCGGCCGGCTTGTGCTCGAAGAATGCGAGGCTTGGCGAGGACGGCTCCTCCTTCTGGCACTTGGCCGCGTAGTAGCTGCACCGCGCCGTGCGGGCGCTCAGGTCGGGCGTCTCGACCACAGTGTCGGCGCCAGGGCTGGCGAAGTAGCAGATCGCGCATGTGGGCTTGCCGTCGCGGGTCATAGAGTTGGCGGAGTGTCCGCAGGCCATCATCGGGGGCGGGTCTTCTTCGATGTTCGTGGTCATCATGCTCTCCCTGCCGCACCGTGCGGCCCTACGCACAAAGCCCCGGCTTGAGACGGGGCAGTGCGGGGCGGGTTGTGGGGTGGGCTCAGTCAGCCATGGCGCGGGCGTCGTCGATCACGCGGGTGCAGTAGGCGATGGCCTCGGTGCGGGTGTTGATCCCGAGGTGGCCGGTGAACGCGGCGTGGTCGTTTTCGCCGTCGCCATGCTCGTCGACACTCAGCGCGACACTGCAGATGCTGGCCATGTCCTCGTCGCCGGCAGTCTCGGCCTCGGTGCGAAGGGCGCGGATGTCGTCGGCGGTGATGCTGGTCTTGCTGATGGTCATTGTCGTCTCTCCGTTTCGTCGGCCGCACCCTGCGGCCATGCACTCATCGTATGCGCACCATGCGCGCGTGTCAAGCATGGTGCGCATGATTATTCTGGCGGCTTGGCGATGCGGCGATGGGCACAGATCAGGGCGCGCGGGAGTGATCTCTGCGCAAAGAAAAACCACCCGGTGAGGGGTGGTTTCGCTTGCTTCGGGCGGCATCTGGCAGGAGGAGAAACGAAGGAACCGGAGCGCCAGCCCTTGGCCTCCCCACTGTAGCGGCGCCGTCAGCCTCCCGCAACGCTCGAGGCGGAGAGCACGATCTCGACGGCGGCCATCACCGACAGGGCGACGATGCTCTCGTGAGTGTTGCCGCGCGGGAGGAACCGTACCTCACGGTAGGCGTCAAGCTGCCCCTTCGACAGCAGATCGCCCGCATCGAGGACCCGGTCGACGCTCCGATCCACATCGACGTTGCCATCGAGTCGAGCCTTGAGCCCCATCTTGACGATGGCGGTGAGGGTTGTGTCAGGCCGGCCAGACGCCTCGACGACGGCGCGAACCATACCGACGATGTCGGTCGGCCAGCCCGCCATATCGAAGACCTCAGGGCTCACGCCGCCCTCGAGGGCGTGCTTCACCCGGCGCATCTCGACGCTCTCACCGACGTCGATGATCGCTGGCAGGTCCTCGTCAGACGCCAATCGCTCGATGGTCGCGCGGTAGGTGGTCTCGGCTCCGTGAAGGGCGCTGACATCACGCATGTAGTCACGTGAGTCCATCTGTTTGGCGCGGCGGCCGAGGTCGGAGCCTTCGCGCATCAGGCGCACCACGCCGTCGGCGGCGGCGGCGGCCTCGGGTGAGGAAAGAGCCCGAGCCACCTGCTCCTTCCACGCCGCCTCCCCCTGGGGCATGTGTCGGTGGTGGCGCGAGTAGATGGCCACGCCATTCCACAAGGCATGGGTGCAAGGGCCGAGGACTGTCTTCGGGGCTGTCGTGAACGTCAGCATTGTTCACCTCCTGCCCGCCATATTGCATCGCCTCGCAATATGCGTCCACCAAAAAGCAGGAGATCACTCCGCTGGCAGCATGTCGCTGCGCTCCTTGGTGGCCGTCGCCTCGCGAGCTCGGGCCACATCCTCGGCCGCCCTCACCACGAACATCGGCCTGACCGGCCCCGTCGGCTCCTCGTTGCCCGCTGCCGGCGCTGAGATCAGGTCTGGCTCGTCGGCCCCGTACATCTTGGCTCGGTCGCTCTCGATGGCGCGGGCTTGGGCGATCGCCGCCGTGTCCCCCTTCTCGATCCTGGGGGTGAGCGAGTCGACGAACCAGTCCAGGCGGGCGCCGACGAGGGTCCTGACGTGGGCCCGATCCGTCTCGCGCTGGGCGTTGGCCGCATTCAATTCAGCCATCAGGTCGCCGTGCACCACCTTGGGGGACAGGCTGAGGAGGGCACAGATTTGAGGGATCGTCTTGCCCCTGATCCGCAACCTCAGGACCTCGGCCCGACGGATGGCGATCTCCATCACCTTGGGCCCGGTCATGCATCGCTGGACGGGCTTGCCGGCTCCTCGTCGGCTCTGCTTGGGGGTGGCGGGTGTCTCGGTCATGGGTCCAGCATATCGCGGCTGGCGGGGGTATGGCTGCCGGCCTTTCGGTTTCCCGTCCCGGATGGGCTCTCAGGGCTCCAGATTCGGGCGCTGGTGGGCGTTCTTTGGGCGGGCCTTGATGGTGGCTGGTCTGGCTCAGCGGGGCTCAGGGGGGCGGCTGGCGTGGTCGATCTTGTTGGCTCGCAGATCACCGATCGCGTGAAGCCTCGGGGCGCTGATCGCAGGGTGAGTGCTCCTTCGCTGCGGGCTTGACCGCCGGTGTCTTGGTCGGCGCTTGCTGGTTGCTGAGGTGTGAGCAACCGGTGCGCCGCCCGCCCCTCTTCGCTACGCCGAGCCTCCGCTCATCGGACTGCTTATCTTTTTAGAGGGCTTGCTCGCTGTCCCGGTGGAGCTTTCGCGGTCCCGTCCGCTGCTCCATCGCCTGGGTGATTGCGAGAGGCGATCAAGACCGTTCTGCGATCAGCCGCGTGCGCGAGTCTAAGAAGCCACCTGTGAAGTTTTCTGTCAAGTGTAAACATTTTGGCCATAAATTTACAGATGGCAGTGGGAAGCCATTTCTCTGCTTCGCCCTCGCCTTCGCCCTTCGGCGAGTTACGCAACACTGTCCCTAGTGTTTTGACGTCGCCGTCGGCAGATGGAGTTGGACGACGGCGGGCATGTTTACAACCAGCGTGTTCATCGCCTCCGCATTGGAAAGCCGTTCGGTCTTCACCCTCGCCTTCGACCGGGCTCGCGCTTGCACTGTGTTCGGTGATCGGGCATCGTCTGCGGGCGTCGGTGCAGGAGTGCCCGGCGTCGAGGCGACGGAAGCACGTCGCGGTCCTGCCAGGAGCAGCCAGACGATCCACACACGCAGCGGCGAGCCGATGTCGCCGACGTCAACGACCCAGGATAGGGCATAGGCCTCGTCTTCCGACGGGCGGGGCAAAGTAGGTGGGGACGAGTCCACAACGACGCCTCGAGCGTCGGGCGAACCCCACCCCGAGGGCTCCCCGCTTTGGCAGCGGGTTCAGCATTGAGCCACGTACTCCCCTGGGCCTCTTGATGATCACGCCACGTTGCCGACCCTGCTGCGGGCGATCCATCGGATCTCCGTAGTCGGAGCATTGCAGCGGGGCGAAGAGAGTGGCGAGGCTCAAAAAGCATGGTGGGCTTGACAGTGCGGCGGGCGGGTGTGAGGGTATGCGCACCCTCGCTCGGTGGAGACGAAACCCGTCGCCTCAACCCACCGCGTGAGCCGGCCTACTCAACCGGACGAGAACCCCCGCATGCGCTGCGGGGGTTTTTGTTTGTGCGGTTGACGTCGTTGTCGTCGACGGGCACGATGGCCACGCGCCGAATGAGTCCGGCGCGAAGAGGTGACAACATGCGACACAAGAAGCAGCGCAAGCGCAAGGTGCACGACGGCAGCTATGGCACGATCGACGAGGCGGCCTCGAGGGTTGGCCTCGAAAAGCGGCGCCAGGCCCTCGGCGGGGGGATTAAGACCCGAGTGCAAGCCAGGGTGAACGAGCGGGCTCGGAAGACTGCCGAAGAGGCGGGCGAGATCATCCGTCCGACGGTGGTCCGGCGAGAACGCTCGGAGGTTGACTCCGAGCGCGACATCGGCCAAGAATGACCTTGGCTCCTCGGAGTCGCTTTCGCCCCGCCGCCCCTCGGGAAAAAGGGACAACGGCCTCGCAAGCCACAGAGCACCCCCGGCATGACCGGGGGTGTTTTGTTTCAGATGACGAGGTGAACGGGGATCCCTGCGGTGCGAGCCTGACGGCAGCAGTCGGCGGTGCCCCGGCCACCG